GGAAAAACAGTTAGTTATGAAACATATCAATTAGACGTAGAAAGAGCAGAAAAAGCTCCAGCAACACGAAATGATATTTTAGCTAAAAGATTTGGAATACCAATGGAAGGCTATACATATTTCTTTACATATGAGGAAACATTACCTCATAGAAAAAGAGACTATTGGCAAATGCCTTGTGCACTAGGCGCAGATTTATCTCAAGGAGATGATTTCTGTGCTTTTACTTTTTTGTTTCCTTTGAATAATGGATCATTTGGAATTAAAACAAGAAATTATATAACAGAAAGAACTCTTATGAAATTGCCATCGGCAATGAGAATGAAATATGATGAGTTTATTAATGAAGGAAGTTTAATTGTTATGCCCGGAACAGTCTTAGATATGATGGAAGTGTATGACGATTTAGATAAACATATTGTCGAGAGTGAGTATGACATTAGATGTTTTGGATTTGACCCATATAATGCTAGAGATTTTGTTGAAAGATGGGAAAGAGAAAATGGACCATTTGGTATAGAAAAAGTTCCACAAGGAGCTAAAACAGAATCAGTTCCATTGGGTGAATTAAAGAAAATGGCTGAAGATAGAATACTATTATTCGATGAAGAATTAATGGTATTTACAATGGGCAATTGTATCACCTTAGAAGATACAAATGGAAATAGAAAATTATATAAAAAAAGATACGATCAAAAGATAGACGCTGTAGCAGCTATGATGGATGCATATGTTGCGTATAAATTAAATCGAGAAGCTTTTGAATAGGAGGATAACATGTGGCAATATCAAAACACAGATGAGCTGTATCATTATGGTATACCTGGTATGAGATGGGGGATTAGAAGACAAAGAAGAATAGAAGGAAGAAAACAACGCTCAGCAATGAAGTTACAAAAAATGATAGATAAAGGCTCTAGTCAAAGAAAAATAAATAAATATAGAAGAAAAAATGATGCGATTCAAAGAAGCCGATATGGTCAAACTAATGGCCAGATTTTAAAAGAAGGTGTTAAAAGATCAATCAAATCGGATTTGATTGCTGGAGTTGGTGCTGGAGCATTAGTTTTATCGGGAGCAGCATTTACTGGTTCAGCATTAGCAATAGCTGGAGCGATTGGAATAAGTGCTGCTACAAGTATGTATAAAACTGGAAATGCCGTTAACACTGTTAGAAAAATATGTCTAAATGACAAAAAAGTTAAAATAAAGAGTAGAAAGAAACAACAGAAAAAGAAAAAATAAGGAGGACTAACATGTGGCAATATCAAAACACAGATGAGCTGTATCATTATGGTGTCATAGGTATGAAATGGCGGAGTGAGGAGAGCATTAAAAAATTTAAACAACCCAAATTCATCTACTGAAAAAAGAAGAAAAGCAATCGCTTCATTATCAAAACACAAAACGAAAATTACAAAAAAGATATCAAAGCTCGATAATAGAATCAATAAATTAAGCAAAAAGCGAGATAGACAGATGAGAACAACACAAATAAAAGAAGCGGCACTTCGATCAAAATCTGCAAAATTAAGGCGAAAAAAATATGGACTATTTACATCTAAAGAGAAAGCAGAAAGACTAGAATTTAAAGCTGCTAAATTGGACACAAAAGCTGATATTTTAAAATCAAAAATAGAATCAACAAAGGCCAAATTAGCATCAACAGCAAAATATAAACAAATATATAATAAAGGGTTAAATGATGTCGATTCGGCTTTAAAGAGTAAAGGAAAGAAATTTATAACTGGATAATAATAAAATTTTTATAGAAGAAAGGAAAAAAAAATGTGGAGATATAATTATACAGATTATTATGGAATTGAAAACAATTCAAAAAATAATTTATATCATTCTGATATTTATTTAGGAAAGGATTTTTCAGATGGAATAAAACATTGGAAATATATAAAAAGAGAAAAAGTAAATGGTAAATGGAGATATTATTATAAAAATTCGGATTTAGATAGAATGAAAAGGGATTTAGACGATGCTAAGGCTCTAGATGAAGATGTAGATAAAGTAAGAAATTATGCTCGTAATAATTTAAAAAAGAATCAATACGCATATATATCAGGCACAACTGATGGCATAAAATCTAGGACTTCCGAAAATCGTTTAAAAAAAGATTTAACATATAATCTGGAAAAAATCAGAGATGATAAAAGAAAATCTAAATATGAAAAATATTTAATAAAACCTTTGAATAAAACCAGCGATGCTATTCATAAAGGAAAAACTAAAGTAACAGAATTAATAGGTAAATTAAGTAAGAAATTAAAAGATATAAATAAAAAATATAAGATTGCCGGAACAAATCATACTACTACAATTTATGGGCCGAATGGTAAAAAATCAGTTAAAAAATGGACAACATATTAAAAATAGAAAGGAGTAATATTCAATGGCATTAGATATTAGTTCTAGAATAAAAAATGCTTGGAATGCCTTTCGAAATAAAGATTTAAACAATTATAGATATGATTATAATTCATATGGAGGAACATCGTTTCGAACCGATAGATATAGATTAACCAGAGGAAATGAACGTTCTATTGTAACTTCTATATTCAATAGAATAGCAATAGATGTATCATCTTTAAAAATTTGTCACTGTCGTTTAGATGATCATGATCGTTTTAAAGAAGAGATTAATTCATCTTTAAATAATTGTTTAACATTAGAAGCTAATATTGATCAGACGTCTGAATCATTTTTTCAAGATGTTATATTATCAATGTTTGATGAAGGAAGCGTGGCTATTGTTCCGGTTGACACATCAGTAAATCCAAACAATAGTAATTCATATGAAATATATACTTTAAGAACTGGAAAAATAATAGAATGGTTTCCTGATAAGGTAAAAATAAATCTATATAATGATCGAACTGGAAAAAAAGAAGATGTAGTAGTGTTAAAAAAGAATGTTGCCATAATTGAAAATCCATTTTATTCAGTCATGAATGAACCAAATTCAACATTACAACGTTTAATGAGAAAACTGGTTCTTTTAGATTCTGTTGATGAACAAACAAGTTCCGGAAAATTAGATTTAATAATACAGTTACCTTATACAATAAAATCTGAAGCAAGAAAAGCACAAGCTGAAAAAAGAAGACAAGACATAGAAGAACAATTATCTGGATCTAGATATGGGATAGCTTATACTGATGGAACAGAAAAAGTAACACAACTTAATCGTTCGTTAGAAAATAATCTAATAAAACAAATCGAATATTTAACGAGTATGCTATACAGCCAGTTAGGTATAACGAAAGAAATTATGGATGGTACAGCGGATGAAAAAGTCATGTTAAATTACTATTCACGTACAATTGAACCAATTGCATCAGCAATAACTAATGAGATGATACGCAAATTTATATCAAAGACCGCAAGATCACAAAAACAATCTATTATGTCATTTAGAGATCCATTTAAATTAGTACCCGCAAATGAATTAGCTGATTTGGCTGACAAATTTACGAGAAATGAAATAATGTCATCAAATGAAATAAGACAAATTGTTGGAATGAAACCATCAGAAGATCCAAAAGCAGATGAATTAATCAATAGCAATATAAGACAAGATGGATATTTAGATCCTAATATGTATCAAGATCAGGAAGGACTCGAAGAAGAGGAATATGAAGAAGATCCAACAGATCCAGAATCATATCCACCATATCAAATAGATCCTGAAAAATATACATAATAAGATAAAAAATCAAGTTTCAATGAAAGGAGGAAAATTAAGTGGATTACGATTTTAGTGGATGGGCAACACGAAATGATATTAAATGTTCAGATGGTAGAACTATACTAAGAGACGCATTTAAACAAAATGATGGACAGAAAGTACCATTAGTGTGGAACCATCAGCACGATGACCCAAATGAGGTATTAGGACATGCTGTTCTAGAAAACAGAGAAGATGGAGTATATGCTTATTGTAAATTCAACGATACTGAATCTGGAAGAACAGCTAAAGAATTAGTACATAATGGTGATGTAAATCAACTATCAATATATGCCAATAAATTAAAAACACAAATGAACAAAGTAATGCATGGTTGTATTAGAGAAGTTAGTTTGGTTTTAGCAGGAGCTAATCCTGGAGCATACATTGATTCTGTTGTAATGCATGGTGAAGGATCAGATGCTGAAGAAGAAGCAGTCATTTATACTGATGAAGAGATATCTCTAAATGACGATATTTCCGAAGAAGTTGAAAATGAAAAAGAAATAGATGAAGCTTTAGATGTTGAAGAAAATTCAAATACAACACCAAAAGAAACAAAATCAGAAGAGAATAAAAAAGAAGAAATAAAACATTCTGATGAAAATAATAAGGAGGAAAAAATGGACAATAACGAAGAAAGCGGAAAAACAATTGGCGAAATTTTTGAAACATTAAACGAAGAGCAAAAGAATGCAGTTTATGCAATAGTTGGTCAAGCTTTAGAAGACCAAGATGATGAAGATGAAGATGAAGGAGAGGAAGAAGAAAATATGAAACACAATGTATTTTATAATGATGATGAAGAGGAAGTTATACAACACTCAGATATTTTAGCATCAGCTATACAAGATGCTAAAAAATATGGATCTTTAAAAGAGAGCGTTATCGAACATGCTGCTATTAATAACATTACAGATATTGGTAAATTGTTCCCAGATGCTACAGCTCTTAATACAGAACCTATAATGATTGAAAAAGATCAATCATGGGTTGGAAAAGTAATGAATGCTGTAAAACATACACCATTCTCAAGAGTAAAAGTTACTTTTGGTAGAATGACTGAACCACAAGCTAGAGCTAAAGGTTATATCAAAGGTAATCAAAAAGTTAATATTCAAATGGCAGCTCTTAACAGAATTGTTACACCAACAACAGTATATATCAAGAATGAAATTGATAGAGATGATGTTATTGACATAACAGATTTCGATGTTGTTGCATGGCAAAAAAGAGAAATGAGAAAAGAGCTAGACAAGGAATTAGCATTAGCTGCATTATTGGGTGATGGAAGAGATGTATCTGATAATAATAAAATAAATGAAGCTAATATTATACCAGTAGTAAAAGATATTAGCATGTTTACAATTAATTACACAATCACTCAAGGAGTTGATTATAATCAAACAGGTAATAGTGCATCTGCAAATGATAGTTTCACTAAAGGTATTGTTAGAGCAGCATTAAGATCAAGAAAAGAATATAAGGGTTCTGGAACACCAACATTCTTTACAACAGAAGATTATTTAACAGATATGTTGTTAATTGAAGATCAAAACGGAAG